GGCGTCAGAGAAGCCGTTAATGGTGAAGTCAATTTTTATCATGGTAATCAGCAATCTTCAGCACCAACAAATTCTGGTAATGTTTTTAAATGTTCATAAACTTGTGCAATAAAATTAGATGAACCAGCCTCAACAGACACGGGTATTAAATATTGTTTGTTAAACTGATATGCATTGCTTTTAAAATTAACATTTGCATTTATTTGATTTTTATTGCCATCAATGCTAACAACTTTTACATACGCAGAAAAAGATACTCTCTCAGTACCATTTTCAATGGTGCCAATGGAAGTTTGAATTATAACTTTGCCTTCAATTTCAATAATTTTACGAAGTGCCATGATTATTCCTTATTAAGTTTTATACTGCGGTTTCAGCTACGGTCAACATACTTATTGCGTTAGTAACGTCATTTGCTGATACCGCAGAAGAAATAAAAGTATGTTGAAAATATTTATCTCTTGCATATCCAATTGCTGCAAAAACATCTAAATCCAAAGCAGCAATAATAGTTTGTGCGGGAGCCGACGTAGAATTACCACCAACCATAGCAATTTTAAAACTTGTTGCACCAACAGCGCCAGTAATAAAATAAAGTCCAGAAACAAAGTTACTAGCAGACGGTGTTAATCTAACATCGTAAACTTCAAAAATTCCTGCATTGGTGGTTGCGTTATTAACCACATAACCAAATTGAACTGTGCAGATAACAGTTCGCGTTCCCGAGCCGCTAACCCACAATGTCAATGTCCCTCTAAAATTAGGTTGTCCAGACTTAATAAATATATCTGGGTTTAGCTGAATAATGTTTCTGCTATATGTTGTTGCAGCCACCAACGTCCCCGCGCCGTCTAACGTTGGCAGTCCTACACCAGTACTGATTTGCTGAATCATTGACTGCCGTGACCCAATTAACGCCAAATCATATTTTGACCCCGTGCTTAACGATGGCAGCATCATGTTTGTGAACTGCTCAATGTTTTGGGGGGGAGACCAAATTAAATTTAGTGAACCTGACCCACTACCAGAAATGCCACCAGGCGGGACATACGAGGGTGTAATTTCATTAGTGTTTCCGGTAAAAATATTTCTGTTTGATGTACTATCAATGCTAAATGCAGTTCCATTGGATTCAGTAACAAATCCTGTAAACACATTAAATATAGAATAATTTTTAAGTGTAAAAACAGTTGTGGGGCTTGTAGGCAGAGCGCCTATATTAGCGCATAAAAAACCAGTAAATGTATTTTCTACACATTGTTCAGTTGCCGATATACCATCTAACAAAATATGTTGATAAGATTGTCGCGTGACAAAACTTGTAAAACTATTTGCGTTACAGTTTGAACCAAGTCTAATGGCTACATCGCAATTTGTAATGTAAAAATTATTTGCACGATTAAAATAACGTTGGTATGTACTTGCATTAGAACCATTAGGATAATAAATACCGTAACAAGTAGTTGCGCCGGTAAGATCAGTGGTAGCTGACCCATATAAATTTACATTGCTAATATTTGAGTTGTAAACCGAGTTATTACCCGTCAATCCAATTTGAATTATTCCTGTGGTGGCCCCGCCAACTTTTGAGTGTTTTAAATAACAGTTAGCAATGCCTGAAGAACTTTTTAAAATTACAATAGGCCCATTTGTACCTGTTGAAAGTTTAGACAAGCAACTGCCTACGGTGGTGCTGCCAGGGCCACTAGGATAATATTCGCTAGCAATTGATTGACCCATGATTGTGACGCCAGGAGGGACGGTCAGCGTGCCATTCACAACGTAGACTTTTCCTGTTAACTCCACCGTTGAAGCACCGCTATCTAAAGCAGCCTGAATAGCTGATGTGTCGTCTGTTGTTCCGTTACCCACAGCGCCAAAATCTTCAACGCTTACCGTTTCCCGCAATTTAGATTGCGCGGAGCGAGACACTGCGCCAGACCCTGTTGCTATAAAGCCTACTTTAGACGTTCCAGCGGTTGACCCTAGGTTATCAAAAGCGGTTTGTACATCCGTAGCAGTAGTATAGCCTGATGGTGTTAATGCAACGCCGCTTGCCTGAAGAAAACTAATATTATCGTATGTACCAATAAGAGTGCTTAAAGTTGTATAAATAACAAACTTGTAAGAAACGCCTGATGTTATCCAAATTTCCCCACCAGGCACTCGGCCTGCACTATCCAAAATTATCGGGTTAGTATGGGCTATTGAACCAGACGACGACGTATATACGGCAATGGGAGTAGTTGTTCCAGCAGAATAGGTGTAAATTTTGCCACCAGCCAATATAACGCCATTATTGTCAAAGAATTGTGCCGCTGCACCGGCAAGTGGAGAAAGATTGACGGCCATAATTAAACCTTAAATGCCTTCACCTGGCGTTACCAACAACGCATTCGCGGTATCAGATTTGAGCCAAACGTTAGGCGGGAAGGATAGAACTTCAATTGAGCCAGCAAGAAAGCCAACAATGTTTGTGACAGGGCTACCGGCAGTCGGCGCAGATACCGTCCCAACAGAAACCGAGCCGCCCAATGGGTCAGCGGGTTTGAAGCCTAAATAAACAGTGCCGCTAGTGACGTTAACAATGCGGTAGGAAACGGCGTAGACGTTGTCTTGTGTTTTGATTTGGAGATCAGATGTTGTTACAAGATAAGTTTGGCCTTTGGGTGTAAATGCGTTGACGGTTGACATTGATGCTCCTTAGAGATTTTGCAAATTATATGCTTTAAAACAAAAAAAGCCACCCCTTGCGGGAGTGGCCTTTCTCAGATTTCATGCCGTTTTAAGGCAGGAAAGTCAGGTCGTAACCGTAGATGAAAATATCAGCGGTTGCGGCTGCACCTTGAGCAGTTGTATTGCGAATATACAGGTTTGTTCCTGTAATTGCAGCAAAGGTAGTTGCTCCGGTGTTTACCACAACCGATGCCGATGTAGCGCCAGTTGGGGTTGTAGCCGACAAGATAGCCGTTCCACCAGCAGCAGGCGCGGTGTAAATCGCAAATGCTGCCGTGGTCAAGCTGGTGCTTGCATTGGTCAACAGGATGTAAGCAGCACTAACGCGACCCGCGACCAAGATCGGGGCAATAGTATCACCTACGCTGTTAAGGTTGACCGATTGAGCCGATGCAAGCAAACGTAAAGCCTGATTGCTGGACAAGTTAATCGGATGGTTTGTGGTGGTTTGTGCTGCACCTGGATTAATGTTAGCCATGATTTAATTCCTTTATAAAAATTAAGATGCTACTCGGCAGGCCAACTCAGGGTACAGCGGTGCCCAGCCGTACAAGACATCGACACGAGTTGGGATGGAATCTGAGTTTATAGTATATTGACGAACAATACGCATGGACAAACCTAGGTCTTTATCTGACGCACGGCCCGCAAATACTACCCCGTCTGGCAAATCAAGATCAGCACATCCAAGTACAAATGCGTTTTTGTGCATAACGATGTTCTGTGGAGATACTGCACCAGCTTGGTTGAACGGAGTCACAGCAGAAGCACCAGCGCTAGTGATAGACACGTTTTGGAACTGACCAGCGGAGATAACGGCGGGGCTAACGGTAACGGCAGTTCCGCTAATAGCGGTAATGACGAAATTACGCAGCTTGTTGCTACCGTAGGCTTGACGGTTTTGTGGGTTAACAGCATACACACCAGCGATAGTGAAAGTATCACCGACCAGAGGAGTGAACGTGCCGCTTTTCGTCAACGTGAGAGACGATGTTGACGCCCAACCCGTAGTCAAAATGCCGGTATCAGTGCTGGTATTGATAGTTGCGGTGCCAGTGTAAGAGCCGAAAGTTTGAGCAGAAATATTCTGATCCATCTTCCAGTTCATACCAGCGGAATCGCGGCCCATCATGCCCTTAACATATTGATTTCCAATAGTGTTATTAGGTACAAACAAACCTTTCAAGCTGTCCACAATCGTTGCGCCCGTGAAAGGCTCAATAATGCACGAACGGCGACCATCGCGCGGCGCACCTTCAGCGTCCAAGTAGGCTTGGGCGGTTAGGTAAGTCAACAACGATGTAGGAGGCGTACCGGCAGTACCAACGATATTGGCGGTGTTCAACTTAGCCATAGTTGTACCGTCAAAATCTATCTTATTTGCCACCGCTGCCACCGCAGGTTTTAGCACTCGATCCGAAAATGCATCGAGGCTAAGTGCCAAATCTTGAGTAGTGAACTGTGTCATTCTGTTACTTCGGCTCTCCAGCCTACTGACCCTTTCGGGCGGGGTTGGTGCTTCGACCTACCCTCAGCAACTTCAATCAGGTTATATTGCTGTTCAGACTATCGCATCAGCTTTCGCTGCCATCCCACTTAGTCGTTCAGGCTGCACAGAGTTTCCTCTTGCTTGCCCCCTGTCGCCCACCTCTGGGCTTCCAAGTCAATCAGGGACGGTTTTGCCAATCAAGCAGTCAGTGCAAAAAATGCGCTGTTTGCTGCCTGATATGTGGACATCGGTTTATCCACATGGAACTGGGTTGTCAACGTCAATGGGCTGCTCGTTTCGTTGAAATCTTCAACGTTCAAAGCAGGGCCGGTAGTACCGATAAAACGACCAGGACGACGAACATTAAGCGTGGCTCCAATTTTGGCACCAGTGACCGCAAATTGATCGTCATAGTTACGCATGACTTCCGATGAAAATGTAAGCTCATTTTCCAAAACCATTAGAGCTTCATTAGAAATCATCGAAATAGTAAGCAGATTATTGCTCATTTCATTTCCTTAAAAAAAAATTGTGTTGTCAGCGTATTCGCCCCGTAAGTCGTGCAGCTTTCCAAGCCTGATAGTTTCCGTGAAATTGACGATTTCCATCAAGTTCCGTAACCGGCCCGTTTGCTGATGCCTTAATAGGATTAATCGGCGCTGGCGCTTTACTTCTTCCAACGGTAGGTTTTGTCTGAGGCTCAACCTTTTCAAATTGACCCTCCAGCTTCCCAATTGTTGCCAAGGCTCTTGTCAAAGTCATGCCTGCCAGTTTTTCAGCGATCTCAGGATTCTCGGCCAAGTGATACAAGATGCGTGGGCCAACTTCAGATTCAAAGATTGCGTCCCTTACTTCGTTGCTTACCGCAACATCCGCAGAGCCAACCATGTCCTCAAAGTCAGGCATTTCGCTTTTCGCAGATTCAACCCGTTTTGCCCAAGTGTTAATAACCTTGTCGCGTTCGGCTTGTACCTTTGCTTGCACTTCCTTCTGCTTTTCCTCATTCATTCGCTGGTCAACACGATAGTCCGTCAATGCTTTTGCATACTCGTACATATCGGAAAACTGCCCTGGCTGCGGTTCTTCATCGGATTTAGACTCAGCTTTAGGCTTTGCCCGTTCCTCATAATCCCGCAACTTTGATTCCAGTTGTTGCCTTGCTTCGCGCTCGGTTTGGGCTTCTGCCCTTGCCGCCTCTCGTTGCTTGGTAATCTCTGAAAACCTTTTCTCCAATTTTGGATTCTGTTTTCTATCCTCTACCGTTGTTGCTTCATTCTCGCTATCAGATGGTTCACTCTGTTGCGGCTCTGTTTTTACAGCCTCGCTTGGTGCAGCTAAACCTAATTTCTTGGCAGCGAATTCAGCCATATTCTCGTTGGTAAGCACCGTCTGGGCTTGCCGTGGTTGCACTTGTGGTGCTTCCTGTACTTCTGACATAGGTTTTATCCTAAGAATTTGCCCCGTCTACCTGGCGGGTAAGGTTGTGCGGTTTATACCACAAATCTATTATTGTGCATCATTCAATTCTTTGAGTATTGCATCCATAGCCCCTTTTCTACCTAATGCAGCTTTTAATTTTGCATATTTTGGATGGTTTTTAACTCGTTCAAATTGCTCATCTTTAGGCTTTTGCTCTTTTAAAAGACCCTTTTTTGCCATTTCAT